CCCTTTCCTAGCTGGTCTATCGGTATCAGGTTACTCTGCACGGTGTATACGTCGCCGCCTTCCATCGACGGCTGGTTTTCCATTGCGGCCACCTGGTTGCGGTTCATCCATCCGTTTTGGAGCGCGGAAGCGTAGAACTCTTTCCTTGCCGCTGAATCGCCGCGCAGTAGCCCCTCGATGTTGAACTCGGCGTAGTAGCGCGTTTGCTCGGCCGGCGAAAGCAGTTCTTTGTTGATGTGCTGCTCGATGCGGGTGAGCCAGGGACGAAGAGTAAACTGCAGGAAGCCGATCATCTGCTGCTCAATGCCTGTGCCCCAGCTTGTCGACTTCTCGGAATGCCCGACCATGTGAGGCGGGACTCGGAACCAGCGACAGATCTCCTCTACCGAGAAGGCGCGGGACTCCAGAAGTTGCGCGTCTTTCGGGTTGATACTGAGCACTTCCGCTTTCATCCCACCTTCGAGGATTGGCGAGTTACCCGCGTTGATGGCCCCGGTCAAGGTCGCGGCGGTGCTCTTGCGGAAAGCCTCTCTCTGCTCGGGAGTGAGCACGCGGTCGACGCTGAATGCGACGGTCGGCGAAAGCCCCTTTTCAAAGGTCGAGTTCGCGGCGGTAGAAGCGGCAAGCGCGGAACCAAAAACGCCCGCGCCGTAACTGATGACCGAAAGCCCCCAGTTGCCGTTGGTGGTGAAGCCAGGGATACGGAAGATGGCCGACACAGGGATCTCGCGTTGCTTGCCGTTCTCGCTGTAGAAGTAGCGGAGTTTCTGGTTCAAATCGCGCTGAATCGAAAGCCGGTTCGGGTCGAGGAAAACGAGGCCGACCAGCCGCCCGCCCATCATCAATTTCTCCGCAAAGCCGTTCCCGCGCAGGAGCATCGCCGCAATCATGGACTCCCAAAAAACAGAGGCGACGGTATCGGCATTCGGGCGGGAGTGGATGAGCGTGTGGACCGGGATATTGGTTGCGGCTATTCTGCCGCGTGCGGTCTTTTCGAAAAGACTGAGGGGAAGCGTTGAAATCGTCTCCGAAATGAGTCGGGCGCAGGCCCAAACAGCGGAGAGTTGCAGGATGGTGTTGTTGTTGACGTCTTGCCCGGCGGCAGTATCACCCAACTGCGACCAAAAAGCGCCGTCGGTTAATTTGACCGGGATACCTAGCCAATCCAGCAGAGCCGCTTTGATTTTGCCGGGCTTTTTTGCCATAGCTTCCCTTGTGAGTAAAATTCGCACACAATTTAATCCAGAATTCTACACAGTGCAAGGAAAATCTTGGATTCACAAGATTAAAGCACAACCGGATTCATCAGGAAGCTGTCGAAATCTTCCTCAATCACGGTGCCGCTGATGCCGACCGCCATGAGCAACGCGGCCATGTCGTCAATCTTATCGGCACATCGCTTCTTGTCCGGTGTCATGTTGAGGTTCTGATCGCGGCGGGCAACGAGGTTAGACGCGCACCAGTTCAAGACCGGATCTCCGCCGTGGCAGACATTGCCGTTGATGTAGTGGAGTTCAAGGCGTTGCATGGCTGGATGGTAGGACTTCGGGCCTTGAATGAACTCAATCATTGGCAGGTCGTGCGCAACGAGGCGGTTCACAAGGTCTGAGGCGTTCCATGAGTCGTAAGCGATGCCTTGGATGTTAAAACGTTCGCAAAGTGCCAGAATGTCCGCCTCAATCACCGCATAGTCGGTCGTGTTCCCTAGAGTGACCTTGACCAGCCCGGCTTCAACCCATGCTGCATAAGGCACCGTGCCGCGCTCTGTGCGCTGCACAACGGCATCTTGTGGCACCCAGCGCATCCCGTAGGTGTAAATCTTGCCCTCTACATTCCAGACGAGCCGGAAGGCGGTCATATCTCGGGTGCTGGCGAGGTCTAAGCCACCATAGCAAGGGAATTGAGAGAGCCATTCAAGGTCTACTTCGCCTCCGCATTGCTGCCACTTCACAAGGTCAACCCACCCCTCGGCAGTGGAAGCGGGGCGATTCAGACGCTTGATGCGGAACTCGGCCAACTTGGACGGCATCTGTTTTGCTTCAACGGCTTCCTTCTGGATCGCGGCTAGGAGGTGCGGGTTGATGTCGAGCAGCGGGTTCGCTTTCTGCCAGCACTTTTCGTCGAATTCGTCGTCTTCATCATCGACAGCGTAAAACAGCACCAGAAAGTGGTCGGCAGTATTACCAAAGACACCTTCAAGCAGCCGCTTTGCAAATAGCCGGATTTCTGCCCACGGCCCGGGGTTCGTGTAGCCCTCGGTTGTCGTGTAGAGCCAAAGCGGATTCTTGCGGGCACCGGCTGCGGAGGTCAAGACGTTCAAGAGGTCGGCAGTTTTGTGCGCGTGGATCTCGTCGAGGAAGGTGTGCGAGGGGTTTAGACCGTCGCG